TGACAGACTTAGTAAAAAATCCATCGACCGCAGAATTAGCGCGTGAACGAAAATCTTGAACAGCGTTGACAGCTTTACGAACATGAGGAACGCTATCATGACCACCAAGAACAACCATACCTTGAGGCGAATTTTTCGCAACGTGGGCATTAACGCCATACTTGCGATAGTAATCACCCTCCGTCTTAAACTTGGGCATGATATAGCGCTGCTGCTGATTAGAAAGGTTCTGTCCGGTAGTCTTAGCAACATTCAAAGCAGTATTCGATTGAAGCTGGGGAACGGTCGCATTTTGAACAGCAGTACCAGCAACAATCTGAGCGATCTCAGGATCAACCTTTTTCAAGGCAATAGAAGTCTCAGCAAGAGAACGGGCAGTATTCGCGCGAATCAAACCTGATTCAGCAAGACCCTTCATGGCGGTAACACCGCCAGAGACAACAGACCCAGCAAGACCGAGGCCGCGAGATACAGACTCAGCAGAATTAGAACGTGGGACAGAATACGACGAAGCATCAGCACCTCCAACTTGACCGGCAATCATAGGGTTAATACCAGCGGCAAGGAGATCAGCATAACGACGACGGATAGCATTATCCTCGCGTTCAGCAGTCCAATTACGAGCCTCAATTGCATCACGTTTACCACGGCGATAATCACGTTCGCCAGAGAGAACATCCCAAGCATTAGACGACGTTCCTTTGAGCCAAGAGCCGCCAGAGTTTACACCATCGGAAATAACACCGGGGATGCCGCCACCTTCATGAATAGGCGCGGAGCCTCCGGGGAGATATCCCCCGAAGCCCCACTTATCAACCGTCTTATAGGAAGGAAGTGAAAAACCCATTTAAAACCTCATGAGGCCGGGAATGGAATCAACTGGCATCTTACGAGCAACAACACCCTTGGCAAGGAAATCAAACTTAAACTGGGGTTGATCAGTAAAAGCAACGACGCGCTCAATCTCGGGGTTATCCTGCATCCACTCACCATCATGAACAGGTGGAACAGAGTAAGCAAGAGCCAAGTGCCACTCATCCAGAGAATCGGCAACATTCGAGCGGAATTTACCACTTACAAACGAAGGGTCATAACGGTATTCGCTCCAAATGGGTTGGTAGCCCCAAACCGCTTCGGGGTCAGAAGGCGGAAAAAACAACTCGTAACCCATGACAGCACGTTCACCCAAGTTCATAGTCAAGGGTTCGGGCAAATCAAAACGAGAAGACGCAAGCCATTTGCGGTTGAGATTTTGCTGATAAACAAGAGGGGCGCGAACATTAACCAAGATCATTAAATGACCGTGCTCAACACAACGGTAATTAACATGACCAACAGCGCGGAGTTCCGAATAGGCGGCAAGAGAAGCCTGCGCGTTATCACCGGCGGTCGGTGAAGTCTGCGCGACTTGAGAAACTGAAAAATTAGAAGAACCACCGCCAATGTATTCGGGACGTTGAAGACGATAATCCTCAGCGTCAACATCCCAACGCATTTTAAGGGCTTCAGTGTAGCGCGTACCACCGCGCATGTCCAACTCGTAAATCTGCTGTAGAACAATCGACTCGCGTAGCTCGTTCATATTAGCTGTAATCGAGCCAATATCAGCGAAAACGTGAGAATCAATAGTAGACAACGTCATGTCTTCACTAGGTGAAGCAGACAACGCGTTCCAAGAGACTAAAGGATCACTCGCACCACGTCGCAAATTGTAGCCTAATCCAGAGCTGATACCATCAAAAATAGTGGGAGTACCATCACCGATAACAGGGGCTAAACCATCGTTATTCCAAGGCAACGGAATATCCGGGCCTTTTTGAGGGGCGGGTAAAGCACCGCTAAAATAATCAGGTCGTTTATTACGACGCAAAACGCGAGAAACTACAGTGTAGTCGTCAGGCCCATCACCAATAGGGTCAACAGAATCACCAGAAGGGTAAACAGAATCTTGATAGTTCTCATTACGAAACCAAGCATCATATTGCAGACGATAGGCACGAAATGGGCCAGATCGAATCTTGTAAATATTGGAATCAATTGTGCCATTGGGCAAACCAAAATAATCACCTAAATCATGCTGAACCTGGGTAAACGCTGATGAGTCATTACCATTAAGCCACGGGAAAACATAGTCAGTGGTATCGCCGGGGTTCTCTTGATAACCCTGCTGCTTTTCAAAATTTTTCCACACCAAACGCTCAGGGGTGTAAAAAGCAAACCAGTCGAGAATTAGGGAATCCATTAAAGGAAACTTGAGAGTAAGAAGCCGCGCAAACATCGCGACGTTCAAATTCCACACATCACCAGGAAGGCAAAACTGATGGTAGATCGGGATAAGCAAACCAGCGTCAAGAGTAGTCTTACGAGTCGAACTAATCGGAATCACCGAACGCTGAGGGGCAGGGGCAGAAACGCGAGCGAAGGAACTTTGTGAAGCACGGCCAGAGGTAGTTTGTGACATGGTAACTCCAAAAAAAAGGGAGGGGGACATCCCCCTCCCCAATCATATTATCGGGCACGACATAAGTCAACCCCTTTCCTTGATAGTTTAAGGCTGAACGAATCAGCCAGCGGGCACATACTAATCAAGTAGAGTATGTGCCTAGATAAGCCCTAGCAATCGAAGGATTGAGATCGCAAGCGCACAAAGGCTTAATCCAATCGCGAGACCCGAAAAAAAGAAGGGGTTATCCATTGGAACCCCCTGCAGCAGACTTTTCAACCTGCTTGACCAAATCCTCCTGAACAGGTGGTTTAGGCTCCTGAACAGGTGGTTTAGAGTCATGGGTGTAGTTCTTAGGGAGAACCTTACACATCTTCAGGGTAGAAATAGCATCATCATCACCAGATCGAGCCTTGTGAACAAGGGTCAGGAGATTGCGAGGGTCATTGAGGCATTCGGCACGAAGCCGAGCAGGGAGAGTGTTAAAACGCCGGCGTGTTTCCACGACAACGTTCATAGCCTCAATAAAGTTATCAGGGTCAGCGTGAGAAAGGTCGAGGAATTGACCTTGATTAGAAACGCGCAAACCTTGAGACATCTCATGAACACGCTTGAGGACAGAATCACCCGTGTGAGCGGATTGAACAACGGGGGACTTAGAATTGGACTTAGGCTTCGGTTGCATTAGAAACCTCCTTAAGAGAGCCAAGATTGACAACAAAAACGGGGTTATCCTCGCAAAGGAAACAACCAAGATTAGGATCAAAACTACCGACCTCAAAAAGGTCATAATCACCGGAGAACAAACAAACTGATGATTTACCATCATTCACTGCTTGAGTGAAAGCACGAACAGCATCGGAACGATGCTTGAAAGGATGGGGGTCATTATAAGACCCAGCCTTACGGTCAAAAACAGAGAAATAGAACATAAAATAAGCTCCTTGAAATAGGCGGAATTGCCATGCATTGAATATAAGAGAGAAAAACAAAAAAAACAAGCGGCAAATTAACGAACGCCATTGGAGCTAATAACAATTAATAAAAGGGGATGAAATAGAGAGCTTCTAGAAATGAATTGGACGGAATGTTGTTGACACCACAAATTTCTACAAAATTTGGGTGTTTATTATAACACATCGTCCTTAAGAAGAAGCTTGGAACGCAAAATAATCTCCTTAGAGATATTGCGGAAAACGTCAGGATACATCATATCAAAACCAGACTTACGGGCACTTGACAAACGAGCATCTTTAATATCAGTAAAAAACTCAGGGGCAGATGCTTCTAAAAGCTTGTCATAGTAGCGAGGAACCTTAGCAAGGAAACCGTTGGGCAACCAACACTTATCAGAGTTATAAATGTCGCCACGGTACTTCTTAAAAAAGTCAGAACCGATACCTGGGCGACGAGACATGCGGACAAACTCAGGATAAATGCCGCGATCATAATAGTACTGGGCAGGACGGCCCAGAACCTTCTTAACAGTGTAGCGGCAACAATAAGCAATAGATTCGGGGGTAACGTTACCAATAGCAATAGTACCAAGACCCCAGATTTCATTGAGCCAAGGGGATTCAACAAGACCCTTAGAAAGGGGACGCAGATCAGTAAGCGTCAAACCAAAGACAATCATATGGTAATGAGGGCGCGAAGTCTTAGAGCCATATTCACCGCAAAGGAAATAACGAAATTTCTTACCGCGATTGCGCAGAGACTTAATAAAAAAATTGACCTGCTGAGGGTCAAGAGAAGGAGGCAGATCAGGGTGAGAACGATGTAAATGATCATCGTCAACAGTTAGAGTTAGAAAGTAATTGGACGAATGCAAAAGCGACTCATGATAGCACCTCACAGACCAATTACGACCGTAATCAAGAGCACAACCAACACAACGGCCACAAGGAACAACCATCTTACCGTCTTTGCATTCGGGCCGAGAACGCATTGAAGCGGGGGCCCGAATGACTACAGGTTTGACACAACTCATAGCCAAATACCACCGCGAAAACTTGTCACATAGTTTCGACGGTGGGGGCGGCCAGCGCGGATCGTTTTAGGTGCAACAGCACGACGCATAAAAATCACCTCCCCATCATGTAGTTATTGGCCTTGTAACGGCCAGTAGATTTTTTTCGTT